TCAGTGCAGGATTCTCGGTTCCCGCCGATCGTCCTGTTCCCGGCCTACGTCCGCGACGCAGGAAAACAGGAGCGGAATGCCCCTGATGTAGTCCACGCTGACGCTATGCACGTCTGTCAGCTTCGCACCGTCGACCGTCACGTCGACCCGCCCATTGTTTACCCGGATATTGATGCACTCCATATTTTTTCCTCCTGACATTTATTATAGAACGATTGTTCTAAAAATCAACATGGCATTATAAACAAACAGACCGCGTTATTTTTGGGAATCAGGAACCAGATGGTGTACAGGTTATGGGACTGATGATTTGATATAATATTTGGTTTGACCGGCCCCATCGTATCTGGAACATACGGTGGGGCCATTTCAGCAGATGCCGAATTCAGGAACTATCTGCTACGTTTTCATTGTACCAGATAATGTTTGTAAGAAAAGGGCGAATCCTGCGTTCTTGTCACATGTTTTGCATTTTTATATGGAAAATGTAAGAAATAAAACTGAAACTTACGAATGGAGGCGTAATCATGTCCGCAATACAGGATCTCGCTCCGTTTATCGGCGCGTATCAGGGGAAGATCAGAAGGGCAAAAGATGCAAGCGGGATGACGTTGGAGGAGCTGTCGAACGAGTCCGGCGTTTCCTTCTCTGCCGTGAGCCGATTATACGCTGGAACACAAGCGGATCCACGGCTTTACAACTCGGCTGCGCTATGCAAAACGCTCGGGTTGTCGCTCGACGAGCTGTTCGGCCTTGAAAATCGCGTCGGAAGCCCGGAAAAGCTGACCAAGCAGATCCATCACGTCGAGCTTGAAAACGCCAAGCTGGAGGCAGCAACAGCCCTACAGAGCGCGCAGATAAGGTCTACACATACAATGTGTTACATTCTCGCCCTATTTTGTTTGCTGCTCTCCTTTACCCTGATTGCCTGCCTTGTAACGGATGCGCAGATTCGGAACGCAGGCCTCATTCGCGATGGAGATTTGACCGTAACCGCATGGGCGTGTATCGCCCTGATCGTAGGTTCAGTTCTGGCTTCTGCAATTACTTTCTACGCGATCCGAAAAGAACGTGGAGGGAAACATGGAGTGCATCAAGTGTAAAAAAGAAATTCCAGACGGCGCGCCCTACTGTTGCTGGTGCGGGAAAAAACAGGAAGCGCGGCGAAACCGGACACGCGGGAACGGGCAAGGAAGCGCTTACCAGCGAGGGAAGACGTGGACGGCGCGTTGGACAGAAAGAACTTACCTAGACGAGAACGACAAGCTTCGGCAAAAGATGCGAACAAAAGGCGGGTTTACATCAAAGCGCGCCGCCCTCCAATATGCAGCAAACCCTCCGAAGGAAGAGCAGCGAATCCCCACTCTCAGAGAATACTACAAAACATATCTGCGTGGGGATTATCTGTCCTTATCGGCTGATCGTCAGGGAGCGGCGGAAAAGGCTTTCGAGCGCATGAGAGAAATCGCCGACCGTGAGATAGACGCGCTTACCATCGCGCAGATACAGGATGTTATCGACCGCAACGCCAGCACCTATTACACACGGAAAGATATGAAAACCGTCCTTTCCCACTGTTATAACCTCGCAATCGCAGAAAAGCAGACAACCGTGAATCTTGCAAAGTACATAAAGCTTCCGGAATTGGAAGAGAAGTCGCCGGAGCCGTTTACCGACGCCGACGTAAAAAAGCTATGGGAAGCGTATGCAAAAGACCACTTCGTTGGGTTTATTTTAACGATGATTTATACCGGCATGATGCCCGGTGAGCTTCTGAAACTCAAGAAAGATATGATTGACTTTGAAAAGAATGAGATCGTCCGAGGCGGCATAAAGACAAAGAAGCGGAAGGAAACGCCTATGGTCTTCCCGGATTTCGTTGCGCCGGTGCTGCATGAACTATGCGAAGAAAGCAAATCGCGCGTCGGAAATATCTGCTGCATAAACAAAGATAATTTTTACAAGAGATATTATGAGTGTTTGGAGCTTGCCGGAGTGCAAAAGCTACCACCTTACTCATGCCGCCATACAACCGCTACAGCCCTCGCGATGAAAAACATCGACCCGTTTACGATCAAGGAAATCATGCGCCACACGAAGATAACGACTACCCAACGGTACGTACACCCGGACATGAAAGGCATGGTCGATGCCGTAAATCAGTTGCAAAACGACTCGACAGAGTGAATTATGTATGCTACAAAATATGTTACAAACGCCAATTTCCCCAGTGTTTTCAATGGGTTTTTCTCCCCTGCTAAGGGAGTAGGCGTCTAAAAAGCGCGCGAGAGTTCAAATCTCTCCTTCCGCGCCAAAGTACCGATTTTAGCTGTTTTAAAGCTAAAATCGGTACTTTTTTATGATTTTCACCCTATTTTCTGCGTATTTTCAAAAAGCAAAAAATAACGTTATGACACGCTCTGTAACATAAAATTATTTCCCGTATGCTACATTGTATGCTACAAATTCAGCGCAATGCGAGGGGACTCCCCTATTTTTGCTACATGGACTTTATTTTCCGAAGCATAGAATCATAGACTTTTCGGTTCACAAGCGATAGTGTGTCCATAAGTTCATCAACAACCGCCCAAGCCCTTGCCGGATCTTTCCCGGCTACCGCAAGTAAAAACTCACTGTCCCCGTACTCGCCCACGGTAGCCGGTTCTGCGGTCACAGGGGCGGGAGCGCCGGAGTAGCAACCCACATACCTACCGCCGTCGCCCCGTTCCTCCTCCTGCATCTTGTCGCGTATCACATAAAGATCTGCCAGTTTGGCATAATTGGGATAGCTGGATTCCTCATATTCCAGCCGCGCTATCTCCTTGCGGATCTCGGCTTTATCCAGCATATCGCGCCTCCTTATGCCCGCTCGATCTGCTCCATGCAGCGGCGGATCGCTTCGCGGGTCTTATCGTCGTCCGCATCGCGCATCATATCGTCCAGCTGCGCGCGCATATGATCGCGGGCGTCTGTGCGGCTGTAGCGGCCCATTGCGTCGCGGCGGCGGCCACGGTAAGAGCTGCCCCGTCCATATGTACCGCGCATATCCGCCTCCCACTCGCCATCGCGGGAATAGCCGCCGTCTTCAGCCATCTCGATCTTGTATGTATTCTTGATGGAGCTCGTCAGCTTCTGGATCGCGTCCAGATCGCCCGCAGACATTTCGCGCTTGTCGGCGATTTCGTCAAGCTCTTTGCAGAGCATTTCACGCAGGTTTCTCAAATCGTACATATTGCATCCTCCTTTCACGATACGCGCTCGATGATCATATTGCTATTTGCGAAATTGATCGCCTGGGCGCTGGTGTTCTTCGCCGCTACAGTCAGGCAGCAGCCGCGCGGGACTTCCACGAATGTGGAAACAAAGATGTTAAAATAGTTTTCAACAGCCGCAGGGGTTACGGTCGCTGTGGCGCTGCTCAGAGGTTCGCCGTTGATTGCAAGCGCAGCGGTAATGGCACCTACTGTTCCGCCTGTAGGGATGGCGATATTCGCGCCAAAGGATACGCGGAACTTCGCCTTGCATTGCTGCGTAAGCCCGCGCAACGTAACAAGCCCGCTTCCTTCTCGATGTACGATGCACGGCTTTCCGCAAGCCGCCGTGGAGATAAGCGGGACGTTCTGCCCAGCGGCGACAGTTTGAATCCCGGATGATGTAAATTCAGCCATAAAATCATTCCTTTCATAAAAATACAGCGGCAGGGCGATTGCCCCGCCGCGTTGTTGTCAGTATCGGCACGGGGCCGACCATTTTCGTGAGGTCACGAAAAAGCTATGCTATGCAGTTGTCAGCAGCCGCACCCCTGATTGCAGCCACAGCCGCCATAGCCGCTACCAGCCCACGGGTTACAGGTAATGTAAGCGGGGGAAGGGCACGGACGCAGCTGCGAAATGAGGTAGTTGTTCTGCGCGGCCTGAGATGCCGCCAGCTTCAGATTCTGATTCTCGGTCTGGAGGTCGGACAGCTTGCTTTGCGTCAGGAAGTCGAGGATGGCGCGGCTGTTCTGGTTGTTCGCGTCAATGATGTCGCGCGTGGCGTTCTGCACGGTGTTGCGCGTGTCACACGCCTGCGTCGCCATGTCGTAGCGCACCTGGGCGATAGCTGCACGGTTTTCGCAGCAGCAATCTGCGGCCTGCATCTGCATGGCGTTGAGCTGCTGCATGAGAGCTGCCTGCTGGTTGCAGCGGGAAAGCTCGGCATTCTGGAAACCGCTGTTCATGTTCTGATTGACGCCCGCAAAGCCGTTCAGCAGCGTAGTGTTCATGGCGTAGAAGCCATCGCAGATGCCCTGCTGCGTAATGTCGCTTTTACGTTCGATCGTCGATGCTGCGCTGTCGATCTGGCGCTGAAGAGTGGCAAAATCACTTGCAAGGACGTAATTGTCAGCAGCACCGCTGTTGCCGTTGTTTCCCCAGCCGCAGAAAACAAACAGGAAAAGAATGATGATCCACCACGCGCCATCGCCGCCGAAGCCGCCAAAGCCGCTGTTCATCATGCCGGTTGGCGCAACAGGCATAGTGGCCTGAACGCCGCCGTCAGAAAGAGACATAGTATCACTCCTTTGAAAAATTTTTATTCATCAAATCGTGGCCACGATGTTGATTTATGTTGATGATTACTGCATCAGGCTTTGAAACTGCTTCGCCATCTGCTGTAGCTGATTGAGCTGCTGCTGGTTTAGCTTACCACTCTGCAAGAGCTTTTCGACCTCGGCTTTGGGGTCGCCCTTGAAATTTGCTTTGAACTGGTTGAACTGCTGCACCATCTGTGCAAAATTGCCCATCGGCATCTGCCCGCCGCCCAGCGCGGCCATAAACGGATTACTCATCGTCTTCGTCCTCCTCGGCCTTGCGTTTCTTTTTGCCCTTTATTTCGCCCACAAGAGCCGCCAGCGCGTCAAACTCTTTACGGGTGACAAATTCCATGCCCTTTCCCTGCGGAGATGTACGGGGCGTCTCTGCGCGCTCTACAAGGTCGTAAATCTTGAGAGTCGGCTTCCCGCTTGCATCCGCCTGCTTGAGATACACAGTCGGCGCGGTAGAATCCCACAGCGCCACAGCGGAGTTGGGCGCGATGAGATAACCCCTTGCCTCCTGCTCGCCGTTTACCCACTGCACACCGCTCTGCGCGATGGGGTTCTGTTGCACTGGCTGCGACATAGGCTGCTGCATGGGCTGCATCTGTGGCTGCTGCATCTGCCGCATCTGCATGAGGTTATCCGGCATCGGCTGCGGATAATAGGGATTGAAATAGGGATATGCCATGTTCATTCCTCCGTTTCTTTTACCCAGTAATAAAGCGGGATTTCGTTCTCGCTATTCCAGCTGTCATAGATCGTCCCATCCTGCACGCACACTACATGCCCAGAGAGGGCGAGAATATACGTCCCGCGCGGGTGCTCATCGGCAAACCTGCCGACCGTGTAGCAGTCCGGGCAGGTGTTCGGCATCACGTTCCGGGTAAAACCATGCTGCCGTAGGTATGCACCCCATACACTGTTTGCGCTCGGCAGATCTCCCATGATGAGTCCTTGCAGGCACAATCCGATATACACCTCGTCCCAGCTCTTCCCGGTCGCCTTTGCGATGGCCCGGACGGTGCAGTCCCCGACCTTCTGCCCGGCGGGGTTTGGATTAAAATAAGAAAAGCCCATACCGAACACTCCTTTGTGTGTCCAGTATGGGCCTTTTTGCGGCTTCTTGTGCCTCAGTTGTGTATCAATTTGGTTCAAAATTTAAGCCCGCGGTTATTCCACGGGCTTAGTTTTTGTTATCGTTCGTTTACAGCCAGAATCTCCGCCGCCATCGCGGCCACATACGGCGGGCATCCACGCCGTCCGCCGCACCAGTCCTGCACGGTGCGCAGCGGGATTCCAAAATACTGCGCAAATCCGGTCTGCGTCAGGCCGTATTTTTTGATCACATCCGGGATCGTGCAGTGCGCGCCGTCCCAGATCCCGCCGAGCAGCGCCAGCCGCTCCGCCAGAATCTCTTCGTCTTCGGCATCGCCCCAGACGCTGGACAGCGCCATATCGGAGATGTAGGAGTCGCGGTCGGTGTATGCACCGGTTTCGGCGTAGAGGGCGGAGCGGATAAAGGGTGTGAGTTTCATTTTTCGATCCTCCTATACTGATGAATTTTGCTGCATGAGCGCGTCCCAGCTGGCCCAGAGTTCGCGGTTGCAAGGTTCGCCGTGCAGCGAATCGAGAATATCAGCAACTTCTGCCGGGCTTTGATAGTACAGGACGCACGTTTCGCCGGTCTGCGTGCGCTGAAATTGCAGCTTTTTCGGCCCTGCCGAAAAATGCGAGGATATTTGCGTTAAAAGCTCAGGCTGCCCGTAAACCCGCAGCCGTGGCGTCCTGGTGGGCTTGCCACGTACCTTGTGCGGCCAGAGATCAAGGCAAGCTTGCAGCTCCACCACACCGCGGCAAAATCCCTGCCAATCCGTCACGTCGGCGAGGGACGGGAGAAGATGCACCTTCGCGGATTTCACAACCCAAAAGTCTTTCTTCCCGTCTGCACGGTGCTGGAGGTATGGCGCAGTAGGGAAAAGCTCGGCAACCGCGTTGATGTACCACCGATCAACACAGCGGACAAGGAACTTGCCGCAGGTATCAACGCCGAGCAGCATGAGGATCGCTTGCTGATAGCCGTTCAATCGTCCTCTTCCCCCAAATCTGCACGAAGTTCATCGGCCCATGCTTCTATTTCCGCCCGGCAGTGGGCCGCGTACTCCTCATACGTTTCGAAGTCCCCGATAATGTATCGGATATTGGTAAGCCTGTAGATTTCGAATGTATGGATATCCGCAAAACGGTCCGCGATCTTATGCCCTTGTAAGTTCTTATCGTAAGGTTCGTCTCCTACTGGAGCCATAACCTTCGCCAGAATTTCCGTTTGTTCCTCATACCATGCGTTGCGCTCTTCCTGCGTCGAAAACCGCATCGGTTCCTGTGCGCGGCCTGCGTCGCGCCCGGCCTCCATGATTCTAGTGATTTCCTCTACGTTCGTCATCTGTAGTTCCCTCCGTTTCAAATTCTATCGCCGTAAACCTGCACACGCTCCCACACGTCTTCGGGGATGTTGTGCTCAACCTTGCCGAAGTACCATGCGGCAAGCATACTGCCGTCGCTGTCGCGGCTTTCCTTGTTCGCAAGCGCCAGAAGACGGTATGCATAATCGGAACGATGGTTGAAAATGATCTGGCCGTTCTCGTCGGTGACTTTGTAAAAGTATTTGTACTGTTTCATTTTTGTTCCCTCCCGGCTTTCGCCTTGCTTTATCTTATGGCTTTATTATACACGCAATGCGTGTAATTGTCAAGAGGAAAATGCAAAAATTTTTAAAAATAAGCGCCGATTTCTCGGCGCTTATCTCAGTTATACAGTTTGCTGGATGTCCGCTGCATCTCCCGCATGATCTCCGGCAGGCGGCGCTGGACCGTGGCGCGGCCCAGGAACAGCTCCGTCGCAACGTCTACCTGGGGAAGCTTATCCACAAAATAGAGCTGCGCGATCTTCTCATTTTCCCGGCCAAGATTGGCCTGATAGATTACGGCCTCCATATCCTTTCTGGTCAGCCTGCCCAGCTCTGGCGGCAGCTTGGCCCGCGCCTGCGGCGACATACGCCCCGCCTCCTTACTTTTCCTTGTGCTTCAGCACGGCAATATTTCCTTTATTGCCGACTTCGAGATCCAGCGCGGCGGCGATATCGCGCACCTTTACGTAGTTCGTACCGTTTTTCAGGATACGCTCAACGGCGACTTCCTTTCCGTCGACGATGATCTTGCTCTTTTCTACCATTTCGGTTTCCTCCTCTGCATTTTTTCCATCTTCGAGGGCCATCACGGTATGGCCCTCGCTTACCAGTACGTCCCCGCGCAGGAGATTCGCGTCCGTCGTCAGATACTTGCTGCCGGTCAGCAGCACAAAATCTCCCGTTGCTGGCCAATCGTGCAGCATACAGTAGGTGGTGCAGCTGTTGCCCTGCCGACGGTAGAGCGCTTCGACCGACGCGCAGCCTGCAGCCACGGCGCAGAGCATCATGAGCGCGGAGCAGTCCGTCTCCACGGGCTTTGCGATCCTGCTCACGTCCCACCCGACGGCTCTGGCGGCCTCATACGCCGTGTTCCTGTTGTCCATGTCGTAGCCGATGTTCCGGTTCTTAATGGCCGCCTCGCACGTCTGCGCGGCCCGCTCGGCCTTTTTGCGGCTCTTGTAGCGCAGGACGCCGAGCCAGCGGCCATTGTACCAGTTGGAGATATTCAGCTCCCGCCCGGTCTGGTTGCCGGGCTGCTGGTTGCGGCCGCCCGTCTCTCCAAGGCTGGCCTGCCCGATCTTGATGCTCATTTCTGCGCATCCTCCTTCGTGGCGTTGTCAATCGCGTCCTGCGCTTTCTGGCTCTGTGTGCCAAAGTAAAACGCGATCACGACGGTATACACCATCATAAAGTCCTGCGAGATCTTCCCGGCGACTGCCATGTACGCAAATACCGCCGTCAGCACCAGCGTGACGATGGATTTGACGCTCAGCAGATTGCCGAGCCGCTTCTTGATGTTTTCCATATGTATGCTCCTTTCAGTCCTCTGTTTCGCTTTCGCTTCTCGTCGCAACCGCGTCAGAGATTGCGAGGTTCGCACGAAGCATTGTATCCTCCAACTTTGTCAGGGCGATACTTCTATTCCTTCCCGCCGGGAGCTGCATGATGAGCGCCTCCGCTTCTTCAAGCTTCCCCCGAATGCTTTCCGACAGGTGTTTATCCATCGGTTCAAAATTCACTCGCTTATACATATTGTGTACCCCTTTCGTTATTCTACCGGATCATTTTTTTTGCAAAAACCCGCTTGAATGCAAGCAGGCCAAGCTCTGTGATGGTTGCCCAGCCGGTAAAGCCGAGCACGTCGGACAGGTCGACCGACGCGCCGAACTCCGGGCTGTGGATGACTGCAATTAGGACGGCGACGGTTTTCAGAGCGCAGGCCCAGACAATTACCGTCGTGATGAGCTGGAGCAAATACACGACAATGGTACGCGCCATTTCACCCTTGCTCCATTTGCCTTTTGTCCGCATATCTGCCTCCTTCTCTACTGTGCTGCGCTATGCCCGCATTGCGCCTCCAGCTGGTGTAAAAACTTCTTCACGTCGCCGTTTCCGCCCAGGTTGACGTATTTCTGCCCGGCGATCAGACGCTCGCCCATGGGCATTTCCTCGCTCATGATCGTGAGGCGGAGGATAGCCAGATACTGCTCGTCCTGATGCTCCTGCATTTTCCCGAGCTTTTTATCGATCTCGGCGAGGTGCGTATCCTGCGATGTGGCCTTTCCGCGCTTTTTCTGTATCGCGCTGACGATGGCATTGACTACCGCCGTCAGCGCGGACGAGCCGAGCACGGCGCAGACGAGGGTGACGATGATGGTTTTGGTGTCCATTTTTCTGTACCTTTCTCTTTTATTTGCCGGGCTAATCGTCCGCCATTTTGATGTAGGTGGTGGTATCGCTGGAATAGCTGATCGTCGGCAGCGTCGTGCCGCCGAGGGCTGCGTAGAGGGCCGGGTATGCAGTCTGGTCGAATGTTGAGCCATCGCACGCGTGCCACGGGGCGGAGAGGACGCGGACGGTTGTCAGAATATCTCCGACCTCCTTTGCCTCTGTGATCTTGCCAAATGCATCATTCACAGTTGGATTCGCAGGTTTCCCGCTCGCGGGCCATATAACGGCTTCCGCTTCGGCCGACAGTAGCGTTTCTCTGTTGAGCGGCGTCCCGGCTTCCAGCGGCTCGTCTTCCGGGCGGAGCCATGCATACCGCAGCAGATTCCCGCCCGCGTCATACGCCCCGTATCGGACAGCGCCGTTTGCAAGGTTGTTTGTTCCGATCCTGTCCCGCATTGCTTATTCCTCCAGTGCCTTGATATAGGCGTGGCTGCGGCTATCAGCTACAATCGTCGGTACCGGTTTCGCCAAGTCTCCATAATTACATATGGATATCGCTCCAGCAGCTGGCGGATTCGCTGCCAAAGCAGCAGGCGATAGTGCGCCGCTGAAAATACCGGCAGTCTTGTATATTTGATCTTCCGGGTCTGAAGCGCTGCAAATATATCGAGTGCTTCCGCCGTCTAGGCGGGCCGTAAATAGCAGGAACCCAGACACAAACTCGAACCCGTATGTGAGATCTATGTAGTCTGCTGAGTTTGCGGAGATTACTTCGGCCCCACTATGCCAAGTCGTACTATTATCGATTGTGTAAGCGTACTTTAGCCCCCCATCCTGATATATCGCAATTATTGTATTTGTGGCCGCGCAGATGTACTTGTGTATTGCCCTCTTTTGTATGCTGCTCGGAATAACTGCGTTTGGAATTGTCCCTATTAGATATTCCGCGCTATTTCCTCCCAATTCTTCTGCCGAATAAATATTTCTGTCATCCGTCCAGCAAAAATGCCCTGTGCTTTCGTCGTAGCTTGCTGCGTCTACGTAGTAAATTCTGCTCCAGTTGAATGTGCCAGTATCTTTAAACGCATCCGCGTAAACACCGCCATTGGCAGTTTCGTACGTGTATCTTACGCAATACACATTGCCGTAGCTTGAGACGTATAATTCCAACTTGGAGCACCTAGAGGAGCCGTTGCTCCATATCCATCCTCCTTCTGTCACGGTTTGCAAATCTTCTGAAATTGTGTAGTATATGCAGTAGTTGTTTGTTGAAGAAGTTGCGCGTACGATAGCCATGCAATAAACGTTTTTCAGTTCATGATAGCATATTGCAACACCGCCAATATATTCGTTGCTTCCAAGTTCGTGGTTGAACGGATAGTCCGCCCATGTGTCTGCATCATCCGATACATACATATGCATTTTTGCATTCGAGCTATCGTAAGCAAAGGCGAACCATTTCCCGTTTGTGTACTTTATCCTAGACGTATCTCTATCGACACCTGTTATGCTTTTGCTTGTCCACGGGGCCGGAGACGCCGCAGGCCGTAAAATGTCGAATAGTTTTGGATACGTAGACTTTGTGATGGCCTGCCCATTGCAGAGCAGCCATGCGTCGGACGGCTTTGCGCGGACCGACATGAGGATATCACCCACTTTCGACGTGCCTTTCTGCAACTCGACAAGCGCGTCGTTGACGGTCGGGTCTTCCGGCCTCGTGGTTGCTTTCGGCCAGATCTTCGCGGCGGTTGCATCGGATAGCAGATTTGCCTTGTTAAGGGGCGTTCCCTCGACGGTGGGCGCGTCCTCGCGCTTGAGGTATTCGTAGTGGTTGAGCGTGCCGTCGGCGTTATAGACGCCGTAGCGGATCGCACCGTTGGCGAGAATTTTTGTGGGTTGTCGATCTGTCATGTCAGAAGTCCTCCTGCGGCGCACTCCGCCGCGCCGGTGTGGCGAAAAGATTTTGCAACGTTGACGATTAAGTCCTCGCAGAGTTTCAGGATGCGCTCGATGTTGTTTGCATCGGTGTAGGTCAGGCGGCCCAGCTCCGGCGCGTCCGGCGTCCCGGCAGGATACGCAAGTGCGTCGCGAATGTCCTGTATCTGCCGCCGGTATTCCGCCGCCTGTGAGGCCGTTATAATGTCCGTTACGGCCCAATCGGTTTTCGCCGTCCATGCAATGCTCCTGCCGCAAATCGAGCTGAGGCGCGCCGCCAGATAGTTCAGGGCGGTTCCCACGCGATTGAGATCAGCGGCGTTGTACGCACCCTTCATCCCGGCCAGCCATTCCGCCTGCTCGTCGGAAGTCATGGCGGCAAAGCCCTTCGCCGCCAGCTCCCGCACCCGCTCCACATCCGCCTGCGTGCGGTCGGTGACGAGCGTAACGATGATAGTCTTGGTGTCCATGGTGTCTCCCTTCTGTGTTTATCAGATCGGCACGAAGGCCGCGTCTGTCCAGTCGGCCTTTTTCCCTGCCTCGCCCCTTTTTCCGTCAGATACCGGCAATGCAAGCTCACGTCTCCGTTTTTGCGGTAGGCGTATTTGCAATAATGAGGCTCCATGTTTCCTCCCATATTCTCAAATTTACGCCTGTTCCTGCCAACCAGCCGGATATGCCGATGGTGAATATACATTCGCGTCAATCAAGCTAATGTAATGCTTTCCATTGAACGTCACCTTGTCGCCCTTTTTGTAAGCATCATGCGCACCAGTGGGTTGTACAAATTCAGGCCATTCATCCAGTGAAACGACTACGAACAGCGCCGGTGTAATATCAGGTGTCCAGTCTGCCTGTGAGGTATGCGCCTGAACCACGCGATATAATACGCCATTATATTGTAGCCGCTCATCTACCACATAAGTATGTCCTACTACCCACTGTGGGAATAGCTCTACTGCTTGCAGCGCATCCTCATCAGGTAAGCTAATCGACGCTTTTTCGATATACGGACGCAATGCTCTGGCTCTTTCTATGTAACTCATCACTCTGTCTCCCCAAGTAAAATTTTCGCTGCTGTTTCTGCATCTGTGAGTGGTAGTGCCGCGCCCATTTCCTCATAGCTGCCTTCTGGCTCAGTACCTTTCAGCGTATGGTCTGTGAGATGAAACACCATGTCGGAAAGCACCTGATGTTCAGTTCCTTCTTCATCCGTAATAGTCACAGCCATCTTCGCGCAAAATCCTTCTGCTTGATCTTCCTTGCACGGGGCATAACAACCGTTGCCGTGCAGTCGGATGGGCACAATACTGTCCGCATAACCTGCAAATGCGCCGTCTTGTTTTACTGCATACATGGTATCCCTCCAAATTTCTCTTGATAAATTTTCTCTAATCGCTCTGTGCTTGCTGTTCTCAACCGATTTTTCCAGTAGCCGTTTTCCTGCCCCGGCCATTTGTCATCCGTAAAATCTTCACCGCAGCCGTTTTTTTCATACCAGCGATAAAGGCGCTCAAGCATTTCCTGCCGCATCGCGCCCTCTGGTGTATTCTGCCTAAAATGCTCCCATCCGTTTTCGGATGTCGCAGCGCATATCCGCCTGCCATCTGCTGCAAACAGGAACCCTTCAATCTCCGATACCGCAGTTCCATATCGGAGATTAAATTCTCCATCGATGCCATTCCCGCGGAAACGCTTATACACGATATACTCCATGCGCTTTTCCCTCATACGCAAAAGCCGGGTGGGAAGCCGAAGGAAGCGCGCGCGGTGCGGTCTTCGACTGTCCCGTTGGTGTTCACATTCTCGAAACCGTCGGAGCTGCTCGCAAGCGGAGAACGGAGCCACCAACGAGCGGCGGCGCTCGTTCCGTTGTGCTTGTACTTTACCTTGCTGTTTCCAGCGGAATAATAGGCGTACTGCGCTTGCTTACTCGCCTCGTTCGAGTTTGCTCTCGAAATGCTCCCGAAAACCTCAAACTCCGAGAGGAGGAAAAAGTAATCCTTTGTCGCCGTGACCGCACTCGCGGATGTGCTATTATTTCCCGTATTGTCCGTGTACTTGGTAACGGACTTTAGGACTGCACGGAGCGCCGCCGGAATGACTGCGATAATCGTTCCGGAATAGCTCGAGAGGCTTGTCCCGCAAATATTTGTACGCATTTGCGAGCTCGCCCATCCGCCGGAGTTCGTTGCACTACTGTTCATAGAGAAATAGCCGGTTGTCGAAACGGGCGAGGTATAGTAACTGTCGCAGAAACACACGTCCGTACCGCCGGAGAGCGCCGTTTTGCCTAACTGGAAATGAATACGGTTTTCCCCTTCTAGGCTCGCATTATGGTTGAATCCAATGACAAATGCGTATATTGTGTAATTAGATAGTGTAAGATGTCCAACCGTGCCGTTTAGCGTTACCGCCTTTCGGTCGCCAATGCTCCAATAGTTCGCGCCCTGTCCCGCGTCGGATATATCTTTTATTGTTTCCCAAGTATTTTTATTCAGTGTCGGATATACAAAATTAAGCGACACCGCGTAACTGTCCGTGATAGTTACGGCTTTTGTGTCAGATGTTTTCCCGTCCAGCGTCGCGGATACGCTCCATGTTCCGGCTTCCGGTACGGTAAGCGTGCACGTTCCATTGATCGATGTACCGCTCACAGACAGACTTCCTTTTGTAGCAGTAACGGTTGCACCAGATTTCACAGTTACAATGATTTGCAGTTCTGTGCCAGTCTGAATGGCCTGAATGGCTGTCACAAATCCGTCCGGGTAGACCAGCGGGTCAGATGTGCTGCCTTTCTCCCGGATAGCTGACGCAACCTTTGTTAGGTCGGTTGTGTTTGTCAAATATTCAGCCATCAGAAGCTCCCTCCATTCGCGTTTGCGATCTCTACCGCCGCCCACGCACCGGAAACAACCCGCAGAAATTTTCCATTATCAGCGGCGGTGACAGACGGCACTTCGCGAACCTTGACAGCTCCTGTTTTCCCGTTCACGCTCGTCACGGGCGCTTCCGTTAGATAATCCGTGCCAGCCGCGGCCACCTCCCACGCCGTCGGCTTCCCTCTGGCGTCCACCGCCTTGACCTTGATCAGGTCCCCGACGGCCGCACCGGAGGCGAGGATCACATCTTGCTTTCCGTTCCACGCGTCTTTGTTGCTGCGCACGTCGGCGATAGCCTCGTCGATCTGCGCGCCGGTAAACTGGCTGTTGTAAGCCATACGATCACTCCTTCATACACAGAAAATCCTCGCCGTCCGCGGTCTTCAGCGCCTGCGACTCTCCCAGCGGGATAAAGCCGTAGTTGTCGTTCCAGCTGCCGTCCGCGCTTTGCGCGAACAGCGAAATGCGGTATTCCCCATCACCGGAAAGCAGAAAATCGTCGTATACCTCAAAGGTGCGCTGCGTGCCCGCCGGGGTCTGGGAGAAGGACGCGATCAAAGCGCCCTTCCCGCGGCCCCAATCCTCGCCGGACTTCGTCGCGCGGCACTCAAAAGCCGTATAGGCGATGTCCGACGAGAATGTGACGGTGATCGAGTCGAATCCCGAGACTGCCGATATCTTGTTTCCGGTGATGGAGAAGGTCAACTCCGGCGCGGCCATTAGGCTGCGCTCCACGTCCCGGCGGCGTTCTTGACGAAGACCTTCACGATCTTCACGCCGTCGCCGGAGGACGCTGCTTCGAGATCCGCGCCCTTGACGGTGACGTTGATGGCGGTGTTCTTCTTGTAGCCGCCCGCCGTGCCGCTGACGTTGGTGGAGCCGCCCGTCGTCGGGATCTGGGTGCCCGCCGTGTGCAGGCTGCTCGTCGCCGGGACGACGCGGACGGTGTATTCCTCAAAGTCCACATCGCAGACGAAGGAGAACGCCGCTGCGTCGTAGCCCGTGACCTTGGAAATGCGGCTCTTGTCGGGGCCGGTGATGGTCACGGCGGGGATCGAGGTGTTGAGCGTGATGGAGTCGCTGGCCGCAGTCGATTCGTTGCCGACGTCGTCGCGCACCTTTACATAGATCGTCTTCAGGCCGTCGCCGTCCGGGAGCGTAATGGATTTTGTTGCGGCGAACGTCTCCCACGACGCATCTGCTTCCTTTGCCGCCGCCTTTGTGCCCCAGATCTTCATCTGGTAGCCGGTCGTCGCGGCGTCGGTGACTGAGATCTTCGCGGTGACGGTCGCGCTGGTCGCGTACTGCGCGCCGTCGTTCAGGATCAGCGATAGGCCGGCAGGTGCCAGCGTATCAAGTGTCAGATTGAAAAAACTTGCCATCTGGATTTATCCCCTTTCTTCGCTTGTGAGTTCGATGTACAAAAAGCCGCCAGGCCTTTCGTAGATGGTTTCTGTGCCCAAGCGGGCGGATTTGATGCCCATGGAGCCGATGAACAGCTCCAGAATGCGTTTGATTCCAACTGCCAGCATGTTATCCCTCCAACAGATACAGTGTCCGCGCGTCCTTTTTGTCCAGCGCGTCATAGTCCGATTTTGTCAGCACGCGGATCTCGTCGATCTGCGCCGATGCAATGCCTCCGCCGCCGGAGCCGCCGCCAGCACGCACGGAAACGTTAAAGGAAACGTCGATCGGGTCGCGGTTCTTGAGTTCAAATTCAATGCCGCCCATCACAACACCGCCTTTGATAGCGCGTGCGCAACGTCGATCTGCTTGATCTCCGAGCCAATCACGTCACCGCTCTTGAATTTCACGCGCACCTGCATCTGGCAGAGCTTCGGGAGCCGAAAGGTCTCCTGCTGGGTGAGGGGAAACAGAAACTTTCCGTCCTCGTATCCGATCTCTCCCGGATAGCTCTTTTGCAGATAAAGCAGAGAAATTTCCACCTTTTCAACGCTTGCAACGTCCAGAGGCTGCCCTTTATTCTTGATGGTAACACTAAGGTTATACGAATCTCCCTGTACCAAATGCCGCACCTCCGTTCTATGTGCCGATAATCTTGCATTCTGCCGCCGCGATTCCGCTGAGGCGAATGTCCATACTGGTGATCGTTCCGGTGATCTTCGTGCCCCACGGCGTTGTGGTCTGCACGTAATCGCCGGGGGCCTCTTTGTCCATGACGATGCGGACGTTGTGTGTCTGGCGACGCATATAGTAATCATAAATGTGCTGCGCAATGGCGGCTACGTTTTCGCTGTTTACCAACGTCGCATCGCGCACCTCAATGACGTTCGGCTTGGTCTGCGTGGTGGCGTTCGGATTGGCCTTGGACGTGACCGACGTCGTGTGATAGTAGGTCGTACCGCCGACCTCCACACTCTCTCCGCTTCCGGACGTCGAGTAGCTGTGTGCCGTCACGCGGATCTCCGTGACCACAGCCGCCGTTTCCACGCTGCCGCCGGTATATGTCCGGTCAAGTGGGATCGTGGCAGGAGAGGCCGCTGTGAGCCTCCGAACGCGCACGCCACGCGACGCGCTTGTGTCAATGGTCGCACGAAGCGCGAAAACGATCTGTTGCAGCGCTTCTCGTTTCGTGCAGTCCGGGATATAGCCAGTTACGGTCTCGTCTTCCAGCGCAGGGTCGAAGTCCAGCGTGAAGTGCGCGCCGAGAATCGAGGCTATCAGCTCCTTCGCGTTTTTGCTGCTGTAGACCGCCGCCGCGAAGGGCTCGTCGTCCAGAATGCCGAGCGCGTCCTGGCAGGATACATCATAGAGCCGTTCGCTCGACCGGGACGAGATTTTGATGTAAAAGACGCCGATTAGCTTTGCACCGTCGTAGGCGCTGACGGGCTGCTTTTCCTGAAAAATGAAGTCGATGTTGTCCGAATTGTCGAGCGTGAAATCCAGTGTGTTGATCTCCACGTCGTCAGAAATCACGCTGACGCCCTCGGTGACGCTGACGCTGCGCAGGTCCTCCCGCTCGAATTCCCGGACGATGCCGAAGAAGATCTGTCTGAGTTTCGCGTACCGGTACGGCAGGCTCGTCTTTTTCAGCTCGATCACGAGTTTGTTGTATCCGGAGACAGGCTTTGCGCAGAAATACTTCTGGCCGTCCGGCGTGAAGTCCTGCGACGCGACGGTTGTCTCGCCGTTGTACCACGTCATGGTCAGGGCGCTGCAATAGTCGCCGGTGCCACCGTCAAAATAGAGGTAAATGCCGGAGCTTGCGAACGTGCCGTCCAGCGTGATGGTCAGCGTCGGGTTTGCGTCGAAGGTGCAGTCTGCTTTGCTCGGCTCGGTAGACCAGAAGGCCGCCCGCTCGGTCGTGAGGATCGGGCGGGAGCCGTCCAGCATCCACTGGTTCAGCTCGTTTGTTGCGACGATCACCGACTCTGTGCCATACGGCAGTTCCGGAAGGTCGGAGAAGGGCTGCGCAGCGGTGCTTGCAACGCTTGCCGCCGCTGCTGCGCCTACCGCTACGTCCTCATAGATCACGCGTACACTCATACCGGCGTCCTCTTGGGTTTCATAGCGACAAAATTGATCGTCAAATTGCCCCAATCATTGCGCCCGTCGTAGCTCCCGGTGAGCTCATCGTCGCCGTTTGCTACATAGGCGTCAAAGGTCATAGTCCCCTGCGCATATGGGACGGTCAGCACGTGGCTGTCGACCGGGGCAGAAATGCTCTCATAAAAATCATCGTATTCCTCCGGGTCTGACGATACAGGATCAATTTCAAGGCTGTAGTTGTAATACGTGCCGATAATATCACGGGTCATCGCGCCGGTCATAACGCGCCCGGCATTGTCGCCGTCTAGGACGGAGAACGACCGCTTGCAGCTTACGATGTGCAGATTGTAATACGCCTTGCCATCAAGGCTCAGTGCGCTTCTCATGTCTTCACCCCCGCAAGCTTCACGCCGACGCGCTGCGTCTCTTCGTTGTTCAGCTGATAGATCGCACGGCCCAGCTCCCGGCGGTCAAGCTGGAGGATGACGGTCATCTGCCGTCCTCCCGCGCCGCCGGTCTCGTTCATGGCCTGTTTGAAGGCCTGCACCATCGTGGAAAGCGGCGTCTCGATGTTCGTCCCGCTCTTTTGGTCGCCAAGAACGGCCATAAATTCCCGGTTTGGGGGAATGACCGCGCCGGAGGCGAGACGGGGGAGCTGGACGCGCGACACTGGCGGAATGTTGATTCCAATGGTTTTCCCGCCAACCAGCGGTACACCATCCGGAATCTCGAAATGAATTTTATTCAGCGCCGAAAGCAGTAGGTTGATGCCGTCGATGATGAAGTTAATTCCGCCCTCTATTGTGCCGATTACGAGATTCCAGACACCTTTCAGAATGTCAAGGACGCCATTCCAGGCTTTTTTCCAGTCTCCGGTAAACACGCCGGAAATAAACGTGATAAGCCCGCTAAGGATTTTCTTCCACGCCTCGTACTGATCTCCGAACAATTTGCCAATCGTTTCAAAGATGTTCGCAAGCGCCGGGTTTTTGCTGCGCAACCATTCAACAAATGCATTCCATGCATCCTTGATAGAATTTACAATCGCATTCCACGTCTGTTTCAAGCCGTTCCAGATCTGCTTTGCGCCCTCTGCGGCAAGCTTCATATCGCCGGTAAATACGCCCTTGAAGAACTTCCCGAAGCCCCCAACAACATCTTTCAGCCCGTTGATCAGCTCCTCGCCGTGCCCTGTAAAGGAGACAAGTGCAACAAGGATCGATGCAATTGCGGCGATCAGCAGCGGAATCCAGCTGCCCGTCAGGATGCTGATCCCGATGCCGGCGGCAAGCAGTCCAGCGATGATGGTCAGTGTGTTTTCCAGCGTAAAGCCGTTTTCGATCACATCTTTGATCCCGACGACTAACATCGCAAGGCCGCCTACCACGAGAGCGATTGCCGCAGCGGTCGGCCCAAACGCAAGGGCGAGTCCACCCGCAAGCGCCGCAAGACCGCCGAGCATACCGAGGAAGTTTGTCATGTCGATTCCGTTGTTCCATGCGTCCAGCCAGAAATAGACGAGCGCGAACGCGCCAGCCGCAGCGAGCGCGATGCCGCCGATCTTGCCGAGGTCGTCGGTAAACATACTGGCGATCTTCCACGCAAGGAGCCCTGCGGCGATTGCCCCGACAATGCCAAGAATGTCGTTCAGTTTGTCTTCGGCAAGATCCAGATTGGAGAAATCCGGCGTGATCCCGCTCGAAGCGCCTGCTCCGCTCGTCCCGCCGCCGCCGGACGCCTGATTGCTGGTGATCTGGTTGATTTCATCAAAGCCCGCCATGCTTTTGCTTGCGTCTTCTGCGGCAGCGCCCACCCCTTCAAGGGCTTCTTTTTCGGCATTCAGACCCTTTGCTGCTGAAACCTGCGCGCCCCAGCTCTTTCCGGATAGCATACCGAAAAACTTCGCGATTGCCGTCACGACTTGGGTTAAAATGTTCACTAACTTCACAAAAACCGGGATCACAACTTCTAGGATCGGCTGCGCAAGTGTCAAAAGGGCGGCTTTCAGTCGCGCAATAGATGCGCGGGCGGCTTCGTTCTGCATGATTGTCTCGCCGAGCCAGCTACGCAGCTGCGAAAGGCCGCGGGACAGGACGGTAAAGATCAGCGCGCTCCTTAGTACCCCGCTTAATCTTCTTCCGAATTTGTTCATGCTCTTTTCGACGCTCGCCGATACCTCCGCCATTTTAGCCGAGGCTCCGCTGGCGTTCGTGATCTGCTGCACCAGCTCACCGGCTTTGGTCTTTGCAGCGTCAAGCGCATCGGTCTGGGTTATCACCTTGTCGGTGATCTTTGCATATTGACTCCCGAGCTTTTCCGCCGTTTTGTTTTGCTGCACCAGCAGCTGTTCCTGCTCTTTGATCTGCGCAGCAACCTCCGCCTGTCGAGAATAAGCGTCTATGTACTCAGCTGGATTAGCCGAAGTGTTTCCGGACGTGATGCCCTTTAGGCGGTCAGCCTCCGAGCGGAGCGATTTCAGCGCGTCTTCCGTCTGCTTTGCGGACTGAAGCGCAGCGTCCAGCTCCTTTTTAAGCCCGCTCTGCGTTCCGGTATCCTCGTTTAGCTTGGCTTCCATCTTGTCGATTTTCGCAGACAGCGTATCAAGCTCCTTCTGTGCCTTTTTCGCGTCCGCGTCGACGGCGATCACAATTTTTCCATCCGCCATATTTTCACCACCTTTTCGGTTGATTTTTGTTATTATTTGTGTTATCTTCCAAGTAAGGAGGGAAGAAATATGAGTGATTGCATTATCCAAATCAGCCGGGACAATTCTTTTTACGGTTCTGGCCTGACCGTCGGCGTTGCATTGGATGGCTGTGATGTCGGCACGCTGAAAAACGGTGAAGAACTTCGAGCCGTGGCCGCTCCGGGCCAGCACGAACTTTCTTTTTACCGGTATCGCCGTCTGGATAAAACCATATCCTTTACCATTGCCGAAGGGCAACAGAATGCGTTTTTTACCATCAAGATTAACGCCTCGAACCGCGTTGACGTTGTTGGCGGGCTAAAAACCAAAAAGCAGGCGAAACGCCCCAGCGGCTGCCTGACGGCTTTAATCGTATTCCTCTGTCTTTTCGTCTTTATTGGCGCGGCCTTTGCTTCCTGCGGATCGTCCTTCAAGCCGGAAAAGGTCGGAACCTCAGTTTCTTCTTCGCAGCAGCCGCCGCAGCAATCCGATTCCGGGCCTGAAACATTTGGCGTTGGGGATCAGGTCGTTCTAGACGGCGTGGCGGTCACGTTGCTCAGTGTTACCGAGAATTCCGGCCAAAATTACGTCTCGCCGGATGATGGAAAGGTCTTTGTTCTGTGCGAATTCGAGATCGAAAACAATTCATCCCGCGATATTGCGTCCAGCACCATGCTTTCATTCGAAAGCTACATTGATGGCTATACAACCAGCCTCAGCCTCACCGCCATGATGAGTTCCGACGAGCCGCAGCTTGACGGCACGATTGCCGCCGGGAAGAAAATGAAAGGTGTCGTCGGATATGAAGCGCCGCAGGATTGGAGTGAGATCGAGATTCGATTCTCTCCAAGCTTCTGGGGTGGCGAAATCGTTTTCGAGTATAAAAAATAAGTTTTTCCTGCTGCCGCCCCTTAACCGGGGCGGCTGTTTTTTGTCCCGACTCCCCATACGGCAAGCAGGTCGGCTTCGGCCTCCGAGTATGTTGTCTTCAGATCGACGATATCCCGGTTGCGCCGGTAGAAATCCCTCTCCTGTTTGTCGAGACTCTTCCCTCTGGCCTTTTTATCGCGGATAGAAACCACCTGTGCATACAGGCAATCTCCGATTTCTTGATAGTACGATAGAAACGAATACCAATGCAGGTATTCCAGCGCCCGGACCTCGCAGCCCGCGATTCGGTTGATAGGCGCAATATAGAGATCAAAGTCCTGCGCCCATGACATGATCTCTGGCTGCTTTCTCTTCTCTCGATTCTCCTGCCCGTGGTCGATGAAGCGGAAGCACTGGTTCAGGGCTTCCTGATAGTCGCTGACGGGCATTTCTTCGAAGTCGGGATAGAAGATGGTCAGCGCCGCTTCCGCCTTATCCCGCTCGTCCAGTTCCCTGTCTGTCAGGGCTACGAGGATATCGAGGATTGCGCGGTAATCAGATTGGATCGCGTATTCTGTTCCGTCGACCTCAACAGAGGTCGGCAGGGAATAGATCACTTTCCCCATCTATCAATATATTTCGCGAACAGGGGGCCTGCGCGTTTTCCATCTATCTGTATATTTCGCAATCCTCGGGTTGGTCTTCTTCTGCTCTGCCGCGAAGCTCGTGTCGATCTGATCGATCACGGCCAGCATGAGGTTGCACCATACTGGCAGGCCGTCGGCCAGCGCGTAGACGTTCATAGTGCCGAACAGGTCTGCGCAGACAGGCTTGGCAAACAGGCCGTCGATCATGTCCCGCATTTCCGCGTCGCGGCGGCGGGCAATGGCGAAAATCTCCTTCTTGTCCGCGCAGCGGTCAATCTCGGCCTTATACGCCTCCTGCTTCCCGTCCAGTTCGTCAAACGTGTTGAATATCTGTTCAACAAATGCGCTGTCGGTCGGGTTGAAGGAGACTTCCGCCGCGTCGTTCAGCTTGAACGATACGATACCGGTTTCAAATTTGATTTCAGGCATTTATGCAGCCTCCTTAATCCGAATCCGGCGTGAACGTGATGGTTCCATCCGAACCGCGCGCTGCGGTTCCTGTTGTCCTGTTTCCGCCGTATGTCACTTCAATGTCCGAAGCAAGAACGCCGCCGCCCTCGCCTCCGTCTGTCGTGACGAGCACCGCGCAGGCGTCATACTGCTCTGCAAACGACTTCCCTTCGGAGTCCTGCAGGTATGTGTGGATGATCAGGCATTTCTGATTTACCAGAGCGGCATGGTTCTTCTCCACGACTGCAAGATTGAGCAGATGGTTCATCACGTCGTCACCGCCTACAATCTCACTGCCGGAAAAGCTCTGTGTCATTTCTGGTGTCTGTGCGTTCGTGTACACGTGCCCCAGAATGTCCTTCTTCGTTTCCTGCCCCCAATCGTAGTTGATGGAGCTCTCCGTCACCTTGACGCCCATCGCCGACCACTTCGATGTGGTGCTGTCGCTGGTGTCCAGAGCGGTAATCAGCATTTCACGGACTGCGCTCTCGCCGTTTTTTGCCGCGATTGTGTATTTATTTGCCATAGTTAAATCACCTCATATGTCAGTTTCATTAGAATTTGATGATCCTCTGTGCCGTCCTCATACCGGGCGAACAGGGCCGAGCGGCTGACAGCTTCCATGCGCCGGACGCGCATCCCGTCGCCCAAATCCGGCGGGTTCTGCATGGCCCAATCCCCGAAGCGGTTCAGCATGGCGTCGCATTTCAGGCGCTTGTCGTTGCTGTTTCCGGGCTTGATGCGGGCGATGATCTTGAATTGATATTCCGCCTCATGCCCGCCGAGGATGAATTTTCGTGTGATGTACGCGCCCTGAATGGCGGACAGGGCCATGCTTGCCGAGTCGGCGGCGAGGAATTCGTAGTTGATCGTTGCGGTCGGCATATCGTCGTCTGAGAAGGAATTTGCCCAGATCATCATCTTTCGGGAGATATCCTGTTCTTCCTCCGCAGATACCAGCCTTTTTTGCTTTTCAGAGTCCATTCTTCACCGCCTTATCCGCTACACGGATCCATTTGTCGAGGTTCTCGGCCTTTGAAGCCTCAAACCAATGCGATTGCGCCTGATTGTGTCCTGACGTGTTGAACACAAGATTTTTGTCGGTCAGTACCTTTGTCCCGCCTTTCGGCGCGTAGGTGCTTCCGGTCTCCGGGTCTACCATGACTTTCCCGTAGTACAGGAACCTTGCGTATGGGCCGGGATAGATAATCGCATTCCCTTCCACCTGTGTTCTGCGGTCGAGGGAACCGGTCAAGAATGGCACATACGGGGCTGTGTCCTTTCTTGCCTGAAGTGCGACAATATGCTCCGCTTTGGTACACGCCTGCGCGATTGTCTCATGCAATTCATCAAAGCCGTCTGCCTTTACGCTGAATTTCAGCATATTAGGCCCCTCCGACTTCGAAGTGTCTCATGTCCTGGCTTCCGAAGTCCTTCATATCGACCTTTGTGACCTTGTAAACGTCGTCATAGAGCATTTCAAGCGCCTGCTCGGTCTTGTCCGGCTCCACGACTTCACCCTTAATAAAAAATGTCGTTCCGCCGTTGCCGTCCGTGGAGAGCGTCCAGATTCCGCTTTTATCGGCTGCCCGCCAGAATTCCTGCGGGCCGACGTAGCGCTTCTCTGTGCCTGTCACGCCGTCTACGGCAGGCGTAGAGAACGGGATGTAAAGATTCACCGCATCCGCGCCCTCAAGCCCGCTCTGGCGGACGTTGGCCGCCTTGGAGGCTTCCAGCAGAACGCCGCGCAGGACGGTGATGTAGGTTTTCTCCACGTCCTTGAATGTCGCCGGGTCTGTCTCCTGTGAGACGTTGTAGATGGTTACGGTGTGGGGGAACATGGACACGGCCCATACCCCCTTGCTTTGAGTAATCCAGTCGGCCCGAGGTACGCCAGCACGATCTCACGGCGGCGCGTCTCTGTCCGCTGCATATCTGCCTGCGACAGATTGCGTGAGCCAAAGCTGCGCGACCAGCCGCCTACCGTCTCACTCGATACCGGCCTGTCGGTCGTGTAGACGAGGCTGTCCAGCTTCCCGGCGTCCTGCTCCAGCTCGGCCAGCGCGCAGACGCAGTTCTGGACTGCTTCGAGCTTATCCCCGGCGGCGGAGCGCGCGCGGCTCATGGTGATGTAATCGACATAAGCCGACGCCTTGCGGGCGAGGCCGCAGAATTGCTCTTCGTCCAGCGCCGTCCCACGGTACACGGTCGCGTAAAACTCATAATCGGCGTAGATCATGCTGCGCCCTCCTTCCGGTCAGCCTCCGCGCCCGTCATGCAGGCGCGGAGGCTCGATTTTACTTGCTGACGTCCGCGCCAATAAACAGGCCGTAAGGATCGGGCACGACCGGAATAAACAGGCCGCTTGCCTTTGTCCAGGTGGTCTTCGGGTCAGGCGTTTCCCACTGGGTGATCGTGATATACTGCTGTGCACTCTTGTCGGTGTACGGGCCATAGCCCTTTTCTTCCGGCGTCACGCCCCACAGGCCAACGCCGAAGGAATTGGCCGTGCCGTTGGACAGGAACGCAACCTTGTCCTCCGGGAAGAATCGATGCGTCTTTTCCGCGCCGTTTGCGGCCTGCGCCTTATAGCGCTGGTCGTTGGTCGTGATCTGGCCGAAGCCGAACAGCTCGGTAAAGAGGCTGCGCAGCTTCTCGGTGGTGACGTATGTACCAGCGCCGACCGTACCGTATACGAGGGTCTGAATGCCCTTGTTGGACGCGAGTTTGCGCAGGATCTTCGTACCGACGACCATTTCGCTCAGGGCGTGGCCGGAGGCCGCCGCCTGATCCGCGATGGCCTGAAGCTGGCCGACGATATCAGCATCTGCGCCGAAGTCGATCTTGAAGCCGGTGTTTGCGGACGGAACGCCGTAATCGACGGTCATGTTGAGATTGTTTTCCTTGATGGTCATCTTGCCGGTCGCGATAACTTCCATTTTCGCGACCTCGGTTCTGACCTTGACTGCATCGGCCATCAGGCGCATATCGTCAAAGACATAGCTCACGATCGCGCTGTCGGCATATACGCCGTTTTCGTTGAGCAGCTGCACCCGCTCGGACTGGTTGATCTTGCGCTTGATAAACAGTTTTTCGACCTCAGTCTTTTCGAGTGCCGGCCGCGTGGCGATCTCAGCCTCGGTGTCAAAGGCGTGGACGGTCGCCATCGTGGGGATCTGTGCGCCGTTTGCGAGGCGCAGGTACTCGGCCTTGAGGCTTTCGGTTTTCTGATCCGGGAACAGCCGGTCTCCGAGGTAGGCCGGGCGCGCGACGGAAATGTTCTGCGAGAAATCCAGACGGTCAGCGTCGGAAATCAGTTCAAGAATGTCAGGCATGGTGTTTTTCCTCCTTCTTTAGGCCGTAGTCCACACGGGGTACAGGGTCACATTGCCGGTCATTTCGACCTTGGAGACGGCAGCGCCGCCCTTAGACGTGCTCCAGCCGGTCTGGGTGTTGCCGCTCTTGGTCAACGGGTATTCGGTCGAGACGTCGGCATAGGAGCCCTCTGTGTAGACGTTCTCGTCGACGGGCGGCGTGCCGCTGCCGTCGTTTTTGTCGTAGGTCACGGTATAGCCGCGCGTGATCTCCGGCGCATCAACAAATGTGAAGCCCTTGCCGGACAGCGCGGTCTTTGCTGCGGAGGCCAGCGACAGGCGGTCTGCCAGCACACGGCCCGCGACCATCACGGAGCCGGGCATATTGCCGTCCGTCACGTCGATGTCCTCAAATACGAGGCCGACGGCGTTCGAATTGTCGGACGGGAACGGCGTGCCTGCCTTGACGATCTTGTACTTGCCGTCCTGCACGCCCATCGACGCGGGGATTTCACGGGTTTTCAGGACGAGGCCGACTTCGCTTTCGAGGAAATTCGGCCTGACTTCTGCTTTTGTGTTTACAACGATAGACATTTTTCAAATCACTCCTTGTTTGGTGTCTGCGCAAACTGCGCGTTGAACTGCTGCGCGTACATTGCGCCCTTGCTCTTTGCCGCCGGTGCGCCGCCCTGGCCGACGGGCTTGACGAATGTGGGCGTGGGCTTATCTGCCTGAAACGCAGTCGGATCTGCTTCGAGCTGAGCCTTGTGCCACTCGTCGAAGCCGGTCAGCTCGCCGTCTTTCAGTTCAAGGTGTTTCTCCTTGAGGTCTGCAAGGTAAGCTTTCTCGGCGGCTTTGGAAGAGAACTTGACGCCCTTGGCCGTAATCGCGCGGTTCATGGCGTCGGCGTAGTCCCGGCTTGCCAGCTGCGCCTTGTAATCTTCGGTTTCCTTGGTGTACCGGCCCTGAAGGTCTTCGAGCTGCTTGCGGACGCTCTCGGCGTCCCCGCTGGACTTCCGCAGGTCTTCGATGTCCTTGTCGCGGTCGGCCAGCTGCTGCCGGGCGGCGTTCAGGTCTTCCTTGGCCTGGTCCGCTTTTTGCTTCTCCCGGCCGATGTCGCGGCTGTTCTCGTCAAGGATCTTGTCGACGGTATCCTTATCGAGCCCCAGTCCTTCCAAAAAATCTCGCTTCATGGGTTCTCCTTCACAGCTTCGCTTTGTTCTCGCGGGTCGCGTCCGCTGCTGCCCCGTAGTTTAGCGACTTCGGGCCGGTCAAGATTTGATAAAACAAAAAGAGCCAACCTGTAAGAAAACCTTACAGGTTAGCTCATCGTGCCATTCCGCGCACTCGATTGTGCTGCGGTATCTGTATTACTTTTTCAGCTCTTCCGCCTTGATGATCTGCGCCTTGACTGTTCCGTCCTTCATGCGCTTCAGCTGGACGCGGAATCCGGCGGCAAGCGCCCGCTCGATGGCGGCTTTCAGTTTTTCGTCGATCATACGGCGTTCCTCACGGGATCAGGTCTACAATGCCCTTCGCGGCATTATAGATCCGCTTCATGATCGCGTTCTCCTGCAAGTATTCAAGCCCCTGCAGCGTGATCTGAATCCGGCGCTCATTCCTCAGGTGCATTTCGCCCGTGACGTCGGTATAAAGCTCCGCGCCCTTGATAAGCCCCGCGTCCTGAAGCATTTCCAGATACCTGTAGAGACGTTCTCCGGACACCTGCATGGAGTCCAGGCCGAAGCTCTCCACGCTGAACGCCGGAAGATCCATCGCGCGTTCCAGCGCAGACAGCATTTTATAAATCGCTTTGAAGTTGTCCATTTGAATTTCCCCCCTTGCATTTTTTGTGAGAGTGTGGTATAGAATAGATAAGAGCCGGTCGCTGTCCACGACCCCTTCCCAGAAGGGCGAGATGGTGTGTCGGCTTCTTTTTTTATTTTCTTTTTACGATTCTCTGCACTTTTCCATTTCGGATTTCAATGATCTCATCAACCCACTCAGTATCCTTTCTGGCAAATATTTTTTCAATTTGCGCATCTATTGTTTTTTCGTCAAGCTTGGTCTTGGTGACATCCAGAATAAACCGCTGCCCCTGCTTGGCTGCCTTTTTCACACGATTGAAAATCGTATTTCCCCCGGCTTTTTCTCCGAGCGTTTTCAGGTCATACGCTTCCCCTCGGAAAATATAGTCCGGTGTGGACACCCCCTGCGGATTATTGACACGCGGAACTAGCCCAATTTCGCCGCCGAATTCCTTTTCAAGGAGTCCGGCAATTTCTTTTTCGTGCTCTGTGTGGTCAAGCACGACATTATGCCCGTCGACCTTGTATGTAACGCCGTTTGCAGTATACTCCTGCAAGTCCTGTACAGTGTGGCTGTTCGGAGTGGCCTCCGCGCGCCACTTTTCCGTTACGTCGGTGTATCTCGGCTGAAAGCCGGCGCTTTCTGCTGGTTCTGTGTTGGTCGGAGGTTCCACCCGCTCAACCGTTTTCGCTTTGCTGGCCGCAGCCTCGGATTTTGCGTCTGTATACAGAACCCTTGTCCGCTCCGGCTGCTCTGGCAGTCCTGCTGCCTTGCTGAAATCATGGTATTTCGTGTTCAGGCGGCGCAGCTTGGCTGCTGCGGCGGTCTCCTTGTCCTTTTGTCCGGATGCTTTATAGGCGTTTTTCAAACGCTTCTGTTTGCGAATCGACCGTTCGAGCCGTCTTTGCATTTGGGTCGCTTCGTACGCGGTATATTTCTTCCCGTCAAACTCGCAGCCGAGACCATCATCAATGTGTTCCAGCTGCTCCTCGGAATAGGTTGGCTCCATGACGCCCGGGATATAGGCGTGCTTATAGTGTCGGCAATTTGCGCCGGTCAGGCCGTCTACATAGCCGTAGCCTGTCGTTTCCACAAAATCTTTGTACTGTCCAAGCGGGTCAGGCTCCCCGTTCTCGCTTTTGTAATAAATGCGCCCCTGCCAATCCTTGTGGCTCGACCACGGGGACGGGCCGGGCTTGTCTCGTGCGCCGGAGTGGGCTGTGATCTCAAAATACCGGGTATCCAGATATTCCGCCGACTGGTCGGAATACTTGTCGCAGATTTGCGCCACGCCCGTCATAACGGCCCGGCGGGCGGCCACGTCGATTTGATCTGTGTGTCCGCTCTCATAGTCTACGACTTTGATTCCGCTTTCTGCCAGCTGCTTGACGGCGTTGGCAATCGCCTGATTATAGCTGATCGCCCCGCTCTGAATTTGCAGCGTTGACGAATTTAGGGCCCACTGATATGCTTGCGCAGGCGGAAGCATTCTCTGGCCATTGTCCACTAAAAACCCCAAAGATTGCGTCAGATTTCGGAATTCTCCGAGCGTCTGCCTGCGGATCGCGTCGATATCGGAGGCGTCTACCAGCCGGTCAGGCTTCGTCACATCGGCCAGCGTAATAAGGTCGTTGTAATATCGCCGGTTGCGCTCCACAACATCGTCGAGCAGCTTGTTCAGTTTTTCTTCGCTGACGTCCGCTGTCTTCTGGATGGCCCTTTTGATCTTCTTGAGATCAATGCCGTGCGACCGCAGCGCCCGGATATCCTGAACCGTTACTTCGTTGAGCTGATCGGCAATTTTAAGCCGGGAACAGACTTCATCCAGCAGCGTATCTTCCAGCGCACGGAACAGCTCCGCGAGTTCTTCCGGGAGGGCGTCGAGCAGCTCCGGACTGAACGGATACTTGACCTTTCTCATTCGACCTCAGCCGGGGCGTTTGCATCTGTCATGTCCTGCGCCCTCGGCAGCATTGCCTTTGCTGTCGCTTCGTCCTCGCCGTACCACTTTGCGCGGTATTCCCAGTGGTTCAGAATTCCATCAGCGAGGTCAAGCCGGTCGTTTGCCCGCTCTTGTTCCTTCTTCTCAGCGTCGTCAAGGACGGAATCGCCCCAACTGTAATCGGCGTTGTACGTCCCGGCAGGCGCGAGGTTATAGAGTGTTGCGTATGTATCGAGCGCATAGAGCAGGCTGTCAAACGTGTGCTCAAGCGCCGTCTGGATGCTGTCGATCAGCACATATTTGCGCTGCTTGCTGTTGCGGATCTCCGTCGCCGTCTTCTCGATGGTCTGCGGGTCGGAAATATCTCCATAAGCCAATCCGACGTTGAACTCGATACGGCGAAGCGTATTCTGGAAACCTCGGTAGATTGCTTCGTCGCGGATCTGCGGCTCGATGTACTGAAAGAATTCGCCGCTAGGGGAGAACGGTCCCAGTTCAAACATACGCTTGTTGAACATATCCGCAGTCGAACTCGTGCCATCCATCAGGACTTTGCGCTCGCTGGAGCGATATTCCCAGCGCAGGCGCTCCCACTGCTCATCGGCCTGCTTGATCAGCTGCACAGTAGCCGCGTCTCCGTAGACGGACATTCCGCAGGGGCTGTTTGCGTCCGTTGTGTTGGCCGCAGGCGGGCGGAAGTACGCGAAGAGCGGCCCGCTCATATCCTGGATCGTGATTTCCGGCTGAATGTCCGCCCATTCCGGGACGGCATTCAGGGGTGCTTCCGCGCCGACCGTGCCGGAGGCGTCGCTGTAATATGCTTTATTGCGGATCGTATAGGTCGTGCCGTCCAGCTCGTGCGATTCGAGGCGGATATAATACTTCCCGCCCACTTTCGCGGGCTTGTCCCGGAAGACGCCTCCGATGCAGCGCCCGGCAGGATCAAATTTCGTCGGCTGGAACGCCGCCGCGCCGGTCACGTCGACCAGCAGCTGCTCACCGTAGATATACGGCTTAAATGCCACGCCGCCGAGCGCAAGCCCCAGTTCTAAGGCGCTGTGAAAATTCTCTTCCGCCCGCTCAAAGCAGTCTTTCAGATAATCCGCACGGGCGCTGCCGGTGATGTTAGCCGTCAGCTCGGCCAGCGTCGGTCGCGCGATCTCCCGGCAGATCGCCGCCGGAAGCCCGACAGCAATGACATCGCACGTCTGCCAGGGTGGATTTCCAATAAACATCGCGTACCAGAGGCTTATATTCTGCTCCATCTTCGGGCTGACTGCCGGAGATACGCCGAATTCCCGCTCGGCAACCGCCTGCGGGAAAAGCATATTCCGGAACCACCCTCGAATGTTTGTCAAAAGGCTCATTTCTTGATTTCTCTCCTCAAAACGGTCATGCAGAAATATCGAATCGCGTCCATGCAATGGTCGTTTTCTTTTATCACGCGGTCTTCGCCTGCGTCTTTGTCCCAGCTATAAAGTCCAAATTCCCGAAACGCGTTTTTGCAACTCTCATGGAATTTGATTATGCCGCTTTTGATGCAGGCCCCCGTGAAACGAATGCCGTCCAGCACGGCGTTGTTTGCTTTCCATGCAGAAAACTTTCCGTGCCGCCGGATGCACTCGGCAAAGGACGCTGCCGATGGGTCGAGCACGACACGCTCAATGCGGTATCCGTCCGCGAATGCCTCTAAATCCTGATAATATTCTTCGTCAGTCTTCTGCCGCCCGCTCTCGCGCCCGCTGTGGTAATATTCTTTCTCCATGACGGCCTTGCCGCCATATTCCCGCCACAATGCAAAGACGGTAGGGTTCTGTGTGCCGTAGTCCGATGAGATCCAGTACCGCCCCGGCCCGCCCCGCTCACTCGTGACGTTTCTGGCCCGATCAAACATTGGGTAAACCAGACCCTCGGCGATTCTCCAGAGGCCGAGAATGTAGCGGTCGTAATAAACCGTCCCTTCGTATTCTTTTTTCAGATTTTCTTTAAAAGATTCCGGCAGGAACGGATTGTCGTCGATCGTGTATGTCTGGCTGAAAATATCCGCGTTGCTATCGAGGAATTTTTTCAGCCAGTGGTCAGGATATTGCGGATTGAACGTCCCATCAAAACAGGAGTATTCCTTATCAAGACGGCTTTTTAGCAGTGCGAAGACTTCGTCCGACCAGTCCGCGACCTCGTCGCCGTAGCAATATTTAATCGACGCGCCGCGGATCTTTGAAACCTGAGAAACCTTTTCCGCACCGAGGCAATAGCACTTTTCCCCGAAAATCCACGCTGTGTTGTCGCTGGAGATTGTTCCGACAAGCATATCGCCATACAGGTTCCGCATCGGCTCCAGCACATTTCGCTCAATCGTGGATTTTGTTACGCCGAGAATGACGGCCAGACCATCTTTTCCGATTCGCTCACGAATCCGGATCGGTATGATCCATCGAAAATCGAGGTAAGTCTTCCCACTTCTGGTGGCTCCGCCCTTGAAGTTCCATCGATGCGTCCCGTATTTTACAAATTCACGTTGTTTCGGACTTAACAGCATCTTGGAACTCCTTCAGCATCGAATCAAGCTTCTCCATTGTCGTCCTGTTGCGGTCGGAAGCTGCCGCGTATCGCTTCATGAGACTGTCACCGGCTTTCAGCCGGTCGGACAGCGATGCGTCCATGCCGAACTGGTCTTTGACCTCCCCGCGCATGACGGCAGTGTAAAATTTCAGAATTTCGTTGGAATCTGCGACAAGCGCCGCTTCCTGTTCGTCCAGCCTGCGCTTTATATACGCAGAAATAGCTGGTTTTGACAGGTTTTCTGCCGCAATCACTCTGCATGATGTTTCTTTGTACCCGGCCTTTTTCGCTGCTTCTGTCGCGTTCCCGGATTTTAGATATTCTTCGCAGAATCGTCTCTGCTTCGGCGTAAGTTTTTCATCCGCCATCGCTGTAAAGCCCGGCCAGCAGCTTCACCACATCCGCAATCTGGTAAGTTTCCAGCAAAGTGACATTCTTCGGTTTTTCATTAGGTCGATATTCGTAAACCATGTATTTCGTCACCATCCTGTCATTTTTCGCGGAATAGATCTGCATTTGATTGATTTTTATTTTGATTCCGTTGTACAAGAGCGCTGTTTGCAGCTTGTGTGCAAGGGCGCGCAAACTCGCCATAGCCGCTCCTTTCTGCCTCATTCTTTCGTTCTCGTGTCTCCGTGTGTGAATAAATATATTTATTCACACCGGAGAACACGAGAACAGGAGGAGGAGGTTTCCGCAGAACGCTGCGGTGCCGATGAAGAAGGGCGTAGAGTTGATCTCTACGCCCTTATAGTAAATGTTAAATTTGGCTCTGGGACGCAGACTTTTTCATAAAAGCCCTCTTTTTTGCCCCACAAGGCGAATAAATTGCCTGTGCCATTCCTGCGCGGTGCGTTCGGATACATAAACCGCCATTGCAGCGCCCTGTAAGGTGTGCGTCCGCTTCCAAAGAACCAAGTCTATGAGCCGGAGTCTCTCCGCGCCGTCAACGAGCCGTTCCGTCTCCGCGATTGCCTCCGCAACGGCAGCGCGCTCGGCCCTCGTCATCAGCCCGCCGCCCTTATAGCTGCGAATCATCCATTTTGCATAGGCCCACCAGCCGTATCGCGGCGTGCTCATTTGAAAACTCCCGCGTCTTCATCGTCATACTTTGCACCCTTAATCTGTTCCATCGTCTACGCCCTCCATCATGGCCTTGATTTCTGCGGCATTTGCCTTGATAATGTCCAACACGATATCGCTCTGGATATGGTGGGCAAACACGGCCTTGTCCTGTGCGTCCGCATTGTAGTAGCCCGTAAGCGTATTGCCCGATTCCGTTTTTGCCACAATCGCGATTGCAAGCGGCTTGGATTTATAGAGCGCTTGCAACGCCTTTTCCAGCCACGCCGCATATTCCTGCTCTGTGATCCCGCTCATCAGTAATGTTGCCTCCCTTCGCGCTTTGCGCGGTTCGCATCGTGCAGCGTCCGCATACAGCCCCGTGTCGTTGCATATCTCGCCGCGTCCTTTGATTGCTCCTGCTTGTATCTGTCCGCCTCCCGGCGGAATGCTATGTATCGGGTGCAGTCCGTGTGACAGCCGGTGTGCCTGTCCGCACAGCCTTTGCACGGAGCCTGCACCGGTGTAAGCCCTAGATTTCCCTGCATTCGTCCACCCTCACACATACGCGCTTGCCGCCCACCTCGACGACATAGCCCGTCCGGTTTGACCTGTATTTGTATTTCTCGGCGGGATAGACCCGCCCGCAGACAGGCCGCATTTCTGGATATACCGGGATCGAGCACGTGATCAGGATCCGCACGCGCTCCGCCCGGCCCATCACAGCGTCCCTATGTGCCGTCCAGGCGCACGCTTCGCTGCAAAAATTATATTTTGCCTTGTACTTCGACGGTGCGCGCATAAACGTTTTCCCGCAGGCATCGCACGTCAGCTGCATCGGCGGTCTTGGTGGCTTTCGCTGCGTCTTGCTCATGGCCTCCACCCGGAAATCCATTTTGCCTTCTCCCATTCCGTCAGCGTGCAAAACTTGATATAATCCGGCAGATCCGAATTGAGAATCGCTTCTCTTATCAAAAGCGAAACAAACACGGCAGCCGCAAATAAAAGCAGCATTTCAACGAATTTTTTCACTTACAGCTTTACCCCCCTTATGTACTTATCAAAATACGTTGTTGCTACCGCCATAGCCGCCCACATGTCCGCGGAGAAACCGTAAAAGAAACCGGGGTTCTTCTTTGTTCCCTTGCCGTAGTTCGGCTGACCGGGCGCGTAGCGGTCGACGAGGGCTTGTCTAATGTTTGCATCCTTCGCCGACGCTCTGCCGCATAAGTAAAGCTTCTCTTCCCGGCGGAAGATCTTCTGTATCTGGTACCCCTTCCGGTAAAGCTCGGCATATTCCCAGAACCGTCCAATCCAGAAGCAGGTGTCAAACACCTCTTGACCGACTGGCATTCCCATACCGGCAACCATTTCGATTGCCAAGTGCTGATACTCCCGGCAGAGAACGGGGAATATCTCCCCGTTCGGAACTTTCCCAACGTCCAGCACCTTCCGGATTTCCTGCCCGTCGTGCTCTACGAGGACATACCCTGATTCCATATTCCCCGGGTCAATCGCCAGAATTGTTCCCATCTTTTTCCTCCTTTTTCGCAAGGGCTCCGGCATAGTACAGCTTGCAACGGTTTATCTCAATCCACTGCCATGCATCGTCTTTGTAAATCAAAAACAAATTTGCATACGAGTCGACGGCATACACCGTAAAAATACCGCCGGATAAAAGCTCAATCTGAAACATTGTCGTCACCTCCTCCCCTCCGTTCTCCGTAGCTGCAAAAATCGTCAGGTTTCGGTGCGTCCTCTGGGGTAATCCGAACGACATGAAACATCTTGCAGCCATACCACTCTCCACCGTTGTTGTCCGCAAACCACTTGCAATTTTTGCACCGCGTCACGATCACGGCATCGTCTACGGTCGGCACCCTGTCAATCAGCGTGCATGTATTGTCGTCTTGAAGGTCCGAACAGCACCCGCAGTCTCCCACGCATTGCTCTTTATTCAGCTTTTTGGCTTCGTCGGCGTCAATCAGTCGCATCGCCGTTCCCTCCATCCATCTTCGCCCCGCAGTTGGGGCAGTATTTGTAATTCAGCAAGCTCACGTCATCGTCCGTCTCAAAGCACCACTCTTCGCTGCAAAGGGAGCACTGAATTGTCGTGAGGCTATTCCAGTCATCATCTGCTCGCAGCCATTCCCCATGCACCACCTCCGCAACGTCGGCGGCGGGCACTTTCGCAAGTTTATCGAACAATCGGCTTACCCTCATCACGGGCGCCATGCACGCCTCGCTTACCCATTCATTCGCTGCTTTCACCGCCGCTTCGCGGCTGATATAGCCTTCAAGCATCGTTCATCCTCCTCATTTTTGCTCCGCAGTCCTCGCAGTAAGATGCACGGTAGTCATCCCATTCGTGTTCTTCGCCGCAATTTGAGCAGATTTGCATACCGTCTTCCTCCAGCCATACGCCATACACAATCGGCGCAGCATCGGCAGTGCGCTGACGCAGCAGGAGCGTTTTCACCCGCTGAGGTGTCCAGTTCGGATTGTGAGCGTTGCTGGCTTCAAAATCTTCCAGCGCCGCTTCGCGGCTGATGTAATCCGCCATCATTTATCCCTCCGAAATTTCCGCTCCGCACATTGGGCAAAACGGCGTTGGCGTCCACGGTTCTTCTGTGTATCCATCATACGAGCAGCAGTCAGGGAACTCCCAGCCGCAGACAGTACAGCATCCATCAAGCCACCTGCCGTGCCGGATGGTCCGAGTTTTGCCGCCTGCTGCGTTCCACGCTGCAACCGCGTTTTCCGGATCTTCGTCGCTTTCATCAAAGACCTGCCCCATTGCGTGGCATGTCTGGCATTCGACCCACGATGGCTCGACTTCGATGTCTGCCCCAACATAAGCACCGTTCCTATCAATTTCCGGAATCGTATAGACTCTGCCTCCCATGAGTTTTGCTTTGCCTCCGCAGAACGGACACCGTTTCACTTCATCCAATGTGACGCCGCCTCCTTTGCTTCCTCCTGACTAAGAAAAACAACGCTCCCGAAGTTGCTTAGTCTCTCATAGTCTCCGCCATGTCTTCCCTCCAGATAAACTGCATCCGCCATGACGTGTAGCGGAATTACGGGCTCCGTGTCCGCAGCCCACACCGTATCGCCGATTTTGCACGGTCGGATGACAATTTGATGGTTTCTGTCGGCCTCGGCAAGCTCGCGGAGGCGGCTAGGCTCCACGCCCAGCGCCTGCGCTGCCAGATTTATCATCGCGTCCTCCGTAAATGGAGCCTTGATTTCCTCCGGCGTCAGCCCCGTGTCCTCGTAGGCTTTCAGACGTCCGTACAGATCACGGACCATCTTGCGGAAAATATCCTTGCCAAAGCCGTTGCTCGTTGGGCCGTTGATCAGCACGTTGAGCGTGCTGTCCCGGCACTGCTTCCAGTCGATTTCCTTGCCGCCGATCGCGGCGTGCAGAAATCGGTCGGTATCCGGGTCTACGTTGATATTAGGACTTGTCAGTCGTTCCATGTCTCTTCCTCCACATACCGCCAGCTCTGCGGCGGGCGGGTAATCGGCTTGGGTTTTGCCTTGAGCGCTACCTCTACCTCATTTGGCACAGCGTAAAATTCCCGCAGTTCTCGCGGGGTGTCGTAAATCTTGAGATTGGAGATGTGCCAGCCATATAACTCATTCGCGCCATTTGCATACGCTCGAATTTCATCAGCAGTTAGGCACGTGCGCAAGATATCATCTTCGTTCAGCCAAAAGCGGCTATTCTCGAAAAGATCTGTCACACGATCACATATAAACTCGCCGACGACGCCGCCCAGAACCGAACGGTAAATGTAGCACTTAAACGGCGTATCCATCTTCGGGCGCGTCTTGCGCACCTCAATGGTCTTCCGCCCGTTGATGATCTTCTCACACCACTCCGGGCGAATTCTGATCAAAACAGCTTTACTCATGCTTGCCTCCTTCCTCCGGCGCTTCCGGCAATCCGCGCCATTCCCACGCATTCTTGTCGAGATGACACTCACGGCATTTGCACGTCTTTGATTTACAGCTGGAGCAGTCGCGCGTATCGCACGCATACTTGCAATTCTTGCAACTCCGTGCATCCGCGAGGTCTGCTAACGCCGCGTCCCTCTCGGCTTCTGCCTTCGCGTTCTCGGCGGTCAGGCGCTCGATCACGTTAGCAGCCGCAAACTCGATGTATTCCCGCCGATCTTGGATTTCTCCGACCTTGCAGTTTTCGCACGCGTCGTCGTGTCCAAGCCCCTTCGCGCAGCACCGAAGCGCCTGCACGATTTCCTGTCCTGTCATATATCCTCCATTCCTTCAAAAACCATTTGTCCCGGCAGTTCATCCGGATTTAACAGCGCGGCTTCCGGATCCCGCCACTCGACGCCGATGTAGTCCAGCACACGGCCCCAGCCGTACCAGTTCCCGCGATCATCCTGCATTACGTGATTCATCCACATTTCCCACTCCTTTGGATTCCGCTCCCACAGCCGGTCGAACCGGTGTGGGCGTTTTTCCATGTGCACGCCGAACCCGCACATGGAGCACCCGGTTCTCTGTGCTTTTGTCGTCCTGAGTGTTCCGTCTGCGTCGCGCACGATCTCTCCGTAGATTTCCGGCACTGGAACCTGCAAATCCAGCGCAAGCTGCAAAAGATCCTGCCGCGAAAAAATCGCGAATGGACAGCTGCGTTTCGTTCCCGGCGATATGTAGTTGCACCCGTGCATCATCAACGCTTTCTGCCTGCGCCCTCCTTCGGACGCCATCAGGCCCATATACGGGAAGCTTCCGGTTTCTTTGGCATAATCGCTGCAAGGCTTTTCTTTCAGGTAATAGCAGCACTTATCCGATACGAGAAAATCCGGCGTTTTGTAGCTAACGCCTTCATTCTCATTTTCGTATCCGCCGAAGATCTCCAGCCATTTTTGCGCCAGCTTCATCCGCGTCCCCGTGCGGAACCCGCCGTAAGCCCCTGTTTCCCCAGTGATGATCGCATGGCGTACCGTTGCGTTTTTCTCGCTTGGATTTTGCAAAAGCGAGATTTTCCCCGCAACTTCCTTGGAGATCACCGGCCATCCGTACTCCCGCAGCACTTCCACTTTGCTTTTCAGCGGTTTCAGCGGCTTCACGCCGAGTTGCTTGTGAATCAGCTGAATGCTTTTATCCTCAAGCGACGATACCGAGATGGCAGGCACATCAATACCGATGCTGCGAAGAAACAGGAGCAGCGTGATGGAATCCAGCCCGCCGACAGCTACGTAGCAGCTACCTGCAACGTCTGGGTGATCGTAGAATTCCCATGCGCGGATTTTGGCGTATTTCACCTTGAACGCATAATCCATCTGCTGTTTTACTCGAAAATCCGCAATCTTCCGTTCGGTATCCAGCCTTGCATTTCGCTCCAGCACATTCTCTTTCATTTTGCCTCCTCCCTCCCCGGCGTCAGCTTCGCCAGCATGATCTGCCCCAGATCCGCCACGTAGACCAGCCGTCCGCGGCTGTACACCATCAGCTTGTCGCCCTGGATCTCCATCCGGTCGGCCTCGATGTTCGTCAGATCGTGGCAGCAATCGCAAACAAATCTCATGCTTTATCCTCCTTGTTTTCCGCAAGCATTCGCTCGACCGCCTCCAGCTGGAACGCATCAAGTTCGTCCCCGTGGCGCTGCACGCCTTGTTGCAATCGGGCAGCGCCCTTTGACACCGGCCCCATCACCCTGTCCACAGCTGCACGTTCCAGCGGATTCAGATCATCATTGTGTCCCTGCACGCCGTAGCCGGGCTTTGCAGCGCGGCCAAGCGCCGCAGGGCGTGTGCTGGCCTCTTTCAACCAGTCAAACACGATCCCCTTGTAATTTGCGGCCATAGAGCGGGTTATCACGTCGATCATTGCAGCCTCGCCGTATTCCTCCGCAGCCTTTGTGATCTGCGTAACAAGGCTTTGCAGGCCGACAGGCTTATACTCCTCCCGTCGTTCTCCCTTGTATGCCACCCATTTCTCAACGGATTCGCGCAGCGTGGGGGGTAGGGGGGAAAGAATACTGTCCTTGTCCTTTTCCTTTGGCCTTTTCCTTTGTCCATAGCTTTTTTTGCTTTCCTCGGAAAGCATTTGCTTTTTTTGCTTTTCGTTGCTTTCGTCAAAAACATTTGCTTTTTCGGATTCAGGCCGACCGCCCTGCTTTCCTGCCTCGCTTCTGGACGCGGAGATGGCTTTTTGAGCCGCTACGGATTCGTCAATGTCCCGTCGAATCGCAGGCCAAATGAAACGTTCACTCCCGCTGAACTCTGGCTCTGCTCCCGACTCGCGATAATCCATCGCGGCCAGCACCAAGCGCCCCACCTCAGCAGCACTGTACGCCTCGAAATAGCTCCTGTAACTCAGCCACAGCTTGACGTATTCCTTTTTATCTCCCATCCGTCGGCCCTCAGAACGGCAGATCGTCGTCGCTTTCGTCAAGCTGTTTGAACTCCTCTGCGCTGGCCGGTGCGGGCGTTACAAAGGATTCTGCCTTGCTGGGCTTGAGATACCGGATACAGTCGCGCGTCACACCGTCATTGCCCTCAAACGGCTCCATGTGCAAAATGCAGTTGCGGCCTACCAGATCGTCAAGTTCAAAATCTGTGCCCGGCTCAATGCCAAGCGCATTTGCATATTTGCCGATCTTGTCGGCGTCATACTCTCCGGTATCGCGGTCGGGCCAGAAGTTCTTGAAGATGTGCTTCTTCTGGTATTCCTGCTCGACGTCCTCACGGACAACGAAATCGAACTTGATGCACTCATTTCCGTTCTTCGTTACGCTGTAGCCGCACGATTTCAAATAGCACTCATAGTCGCCAGCCTTCATCAGGCCGCCATCATTCTTTACTGCCTTAAATCCCATCTATCTTGTCCATCCTTTCAGTGTTCATTTCCCAATGTGTAAAATAATCGTTGATATGACCGTTTGCCAAAAGCCAGTTGATAAAGCATGAAATCGTATCTTCGATAGGCTCGAAATCGCCGCGCCGGTACGTCTCCGCGTAAGTGTTCGCGCCGTCGAAGATCAGGTATGTAAATTTTGATGCACCGGGCAGCAGATGCAGATACATCGGATGCTGCGGGCTGTGCAGATACTTGCCGTATTCGTACCGCTGCACGCGCTTGATATCGTAGATGATTCCGGCCTTTACGTAGTCGCAGACGCCGTATAACTGGAAATCCAAGCCCGCCACACGAAGCCGCCCGGCAACCGGCACTTGCGGTTGACCTCCTGTACAGATACGGGAAAACTTTGCTACAGCCCGGTCGTATTTCTCGCTGATAGGCTCAATTGGTACGCCCGCAACCGTGCTGTTGATCGCCGCCTCGAAGTCAATGCCAGCCTGCATCGCCTGCGTTGTTTCCTTCTCTTCACGCCGAAGCGTGGAGAGGAAGGAGGACAGCGCCGCGTCTGCATACGCATCATCCGCATCAAGAAAGTGCTTCCAGCTGCTCAGAAGGCTTTGCGTCAACCAATACATAGGCCCCAGCCTCCTTATCGTATTTCAGCCCAAGCTCTTTGCATTTGCGCTTGAATTCTGCGCCGAGTTCTGCCGCGCTCGTCAGCGCGTGCTCGATCTTTGCAAGCCCTTCTCGTGCTTTGAGCGCTGTTTCGGGGTCGCCGACAAGGGCGATAAAGGCGCGCCCGGATTTCATTGCTGCGTCGTAGGCTGCTTTCTCACCGCTGTAGATTGCGGCCTGCGCATTGATATCCTCCTGCGCCTTACGGAACAGATCTGTTAGGAACGTGGACTTCTGGCCGGGCTTGAGTTCCGGCAGTTGCATCACGCCGCGCACACCGAAGCAGCCTTTTGCAAAGTATTCGTCTGTCGGTGTAAAGCCGATCATGCGCTTGTTGCCCATCATGAACATATAGCCACCAAAATCGGCAGGCGTCCAAACAATATCCTTCGCGCCGCCCTCACAGGAAAGGCGCGTCTGGATGGTGTCTCCCTTCTGCTGTTCCGTCGTGTGGAACACCACGATCAAATGCTTCCGGTCTTTTGCGCGGATCTGGTAACACAGCCGGTCGAACTCGGATTTGATCACGCCATACATTGCACGGCCATCCTTTGCAGCTTTGCTGTCCTGCTTCTTTGCCCAGTCCTTCATCAGCTGTACCAGCATACCGCCGGTGTCGATCACGACGGACTCAGCCGCCTTGTATTCTTCGGAGTCCATATCGCCAAGCATTTCTTCGTAGGATTCCACAACAGAGGTCACGCCGCGCTGCTCCGGCCTGACGCGGGCAATGCCGTTGTCCGTGTCGAACAGAAACGGCTTCGGTGCGGAAAGCGCCAGCGTTGTCTTGCCAAGGCCGGGCTGTCCGGAAATGATGCACATGAATTTCTTGTTGCTGAAATCGAGTTCAGCGGGTTTCTTGATTGCCATTTTATCCTTCCTCCTGTTTCATCTTTCCCACCAGCCACAGCGGCGGGAACAAATAACGATCTTCGTCCTCCGGCTCGTCCGGCTCGTACTCCGGCTCGTACTCCGGCTCGTACTCCGGCTCTGGAATGCTCAAGTACAGGTTTTCGCCGTCATACGCCATTCCGGCTCACCTCCTGGCGGATCAGCGCTTCACAGAAGCTCTGCACCGTGGAATAGCCCAGCTTTTTCAGAAGCCTGTCCAACTTCTTAGCCTGCTCGTCCGTCAGCCGGAAATAATACCGGTTCACCTTCCGGCGCTTATCGCTGCGGTTCTTCGGCGCGTCCAGCGCCTTGATCGCCGCAGCTGCCTCCGGAACAAGCTGCACGCCGTATTTCTCCGGCGCTTCGCACTGAGAAAGCAGGCATTTGTTGAACTTCGGGTAGTCGGCCCGATGTACCGCGTCGACGCAGGCTTTCGCACCATGCCGGACGCGGGAATCCGTTAAACTTGACATATGTTCCTTTCTGCCCTATAATGAGGGCGACAATCGTTTTCCTTTCGGCCTCTGTCGCGTTGCCGCGCGGCAGGGGTCATTTCTTTATGCCAGACCATACAGCAGCGCTACGAGCGCGACGAAGCCAGTCACGACGCATTCATACGTCATTTCGGCCGTCCCGGCCATTGCGGCCAAGATCATCGCTGCGCCGCTGACCCAAAGGCACAGGCCCTTGACGATCCGCCGCGCCGCCTTGCGGGCCTCCAATTCTTCACGCAGCCGCTCCCGGCGCTCCTCGGTCGTTTCCTCCGGCTCATACCCGAGCCGTTCTGCAAGATTGGTTCTCATTCTGCGTCCTCCTTCGTATCCGGCAGCCGTTCTGCCGATTCTACCAGTGCCATAAGCCGTTTATAGTTCTCCATCCTTTCCCGGCGGCGTTTTGCGAGGTTTGCAGCCCGCTCCGCTATTTCCGCGGGCTGGTGTGCGGCCATTGCCTCAAACTCATTGGCCTCATTGTGGGTCGCGATCACAAGTAGCTCCAGCGTGTGCTTCAGCTCAAACCAATCGTCTCCGCTGAGAATCAGTTTCCGCATTCCGCTTATCCTCCTTCGTCTCCTGCATCCGCCTGACGAGACGCGCCAGACGGGCGTTTTGTGTCACGAGCTTCTGCGCGTCCAGATCCAGTCCCTTTCGCTTGAGTCCGTTTATGATCTGCGCCGCCTGGCACTCACACACCAGCGCCGCCTCGATCAGATCATGCAGCTCCTGCCCGCTCAATGTGAGGGTGTAGGTCTTTTCCTTCCCCATGGGTCAGCCTCCCGCCTCCCGCACGTCGCACGTCAGGCGGAAAAGGCTCAAAAGCTCCTTGATCTTCATGGCCTTACCTCAACATCGACCGGGAATTCCGTGTGGAAGTACATCTTGTAGTGGTACGGGTCTGTGTGCGTCCCGGAAATGTCCTCTACCACGTAGAGGGTGTAGCCGTTCAAGTATATGTAATTCTTCTTGTACTCGCCGGGGCCAACCTTGCAGGTCACGACGAGCTCACTGCTTCCGTTGTTGGAAATGCTCATGTAACCCTCGGCCTCGAGGATGATCTTGTCTGTCCGGGCGTTGTATACGGTGATCCGGCGCTCGGCTTCGAAATAATCCGCCTGCTTGCTGATGTTGGCATTGACCTTGTCTGCCTCCGAGCAGCCAGTCAACATGGCCGTAATCAGCAGTGCCAGCAGAGCCGCCGCAATCAGGGATACGACGGTGGTGGTGGTTTTGGCTTTTCTCATGGTGTTCAGTATCCTCCTTTGTTCCTCCTCATGCTCCGAGAAACCGCAAAAACGGCTCTCTCGGGATCTTTACTCTGTGCTTGCTTGTGCAGCAAACCGGGAAGCCCAGCTTTTCGGGCTGTTCCCTCGCCATCAAGCGAAGCCATTGCGGGGTACAGCCGAGCACCTGCGCCGCCTCGCTTGCGAGGATTGTTGGCTTTGACATTGCCCGGATATCGTCCAGCGTCATTTTTCCTCCTTCCTCGGCTTTAATAGCTCGTCCACTGTGCAGCCGTACAGATCTGCGATTTCGTGCAGGCGCGCCGTCTTCGGATACATCTGCCCGGTTTCCCACAGATAAACGGATGCGTCTGAAACCTTTAGCGCCTTGACCACCTGTTGAACGGTCAATCCAGCGGCAAGCCTCGCTTCCTTAAAACCCAT